AATCATTTTTCGAGACTCAAGTTGGTTCTGAACTGACTTCCATTCAACATTATAATCTAATATAGTTTTTATCTTATCAAATACGGGTTGAGGAAACACGTTGTTAATTAACAGCAGTTGATTGTTTATTTTTTTTGCATTGTTTAATGATGCAGTTACAGTTGATACAGACTTTGTAATTAAATTTTGATCTATCATACTAATATATATCTTAATATGTTTACACTACTAAATATGTGTGTAATGTCAGATTCGATCAAAAAACCAAAACCAATAAAAATCAATTGGGACAAAGTGTCCTGTGATGGTGATAAAACACATCCTAAAGTGTATTATTCCTTGCGTATAGGCGAGACCAAAGAATGCCTGTATTGCGGACTTACATGGACCAGAGTCCAAGACTTCTAAATAAATATATGCATGAAGGAGCGAAGATACTGTGATGATACACGGCATCGTATTTACCCTGCGAAAGAATCAGCCGTGGTAATGTGGGGACCTACCCATTGGGTCTCTGACGAAATTGCTAATCCCAACAATCCCAAAGAACGCATTTGGTCTAAAAGATTGGTGCATGGCCACAAACCTAAATAACTAATATAATGCCACAACGTAAACGACATCTAGCCAAAGCAGTGACATGGCGTATAGTAGGTTCTATTGCTACTGCCTTGATTGCATGGGCCTTTGGATTACCACCTAAGGTGATTGGTTTTGTGTTTGTGGTTGACCTTGTAGTTAAATTTGTGTTATACTATGCACATGAAAGAGCATGGTACAAATACATCAAATATGGAGTTAAGTAATGGCGTTTGATTGGAAAAGACCCACAACAGAAATGTTGGGCAGATGGCAACCCTGGCATGATGGACACACTGCATTGTTCAAAAGAGCATACGCAGAAACAGGACAAGTTGCTATAATGATCAGAGATGTTGGCGGTATTATGGGCAAGGATGCAGGAGGTGGACGTACAGACCAAGTACAAGATGACAATCCATTTGAAGCAGATGCAGTTAAAAATAATATTATCGAAGGACTGGCCAAAGCAGACTTTCATATTGATGAAGATTACATTATCATGATTGTACCAAATATTGTAGACATATCATATGGACGTGGAGTAGGATACTCATTCACAGAACATGATTTAGGTGATACAGTTACAGACATATCAGCAACCAAAATCAGAGCGAAACTACGTGAAGAAGGTAAACTACCTCCCAAAGAGTAACACGTGAAAATACAAATCAATGACATTGGTGGTACTATTGCCAAACAAGATGATAGGTACATAGTCAAAGACAACACCACTTTAAAAAATTTAGTAGTAAGTTCTACAGATTTAAAACCACGCAAAAGCACATCTGGACACAAGCACAGAGGCCAAGAAGAAATTTATTTTTTTGTTAAAGGCAACGGCACCATGGAAATAGATGACAACAAGTTCAAAGTTAGCAAAGGAGATACTGTGTTGATTGAGGACGGAGCATTCCATAGAGTGTATGCAGGCAACAAAGGTTGTTACTTTGTTTGTGTGTTTGATGGTAAAAGAAAAAAGTGAAAATACGTTTCTATAAAAATTTAACTGAATTAAGATGGATTGGTTTTGCATTGGCCATGGTATCTGCTTTTTTACTGTCAGGCGGAAATCCTAACATACAATGGATAGGCTGGGGCATTGCATGTTTCTCATGTTCCATATGGTTATACATGGGTTACAAAGATGGAGACATACCCAGAGCACTTATGGAATTGATGTATCTGCTTCTAGCAATTAGAGGCGTGATCATGTGGATGGAATGAAACTGGACTTACATGGTATCAGACATCATGCAGTTGATCGACTGGTAGAAAACTTTATATTGCTTAACCAAGAACACACACCATTGACCATTATGTGTGGTAACTCACAAACCATGATTGACCTAGTGTATGCAGTGATTAACAGAATCAAATGCGAACAGGTAATTATGGACAGATACGGTATAATCATAATCAGTAAATTGTGATAAATACTTGTACGTTCATCCCGCAGGGACGGAAGTAAGATTAAGTTATATCTGAAGGAACGCATTGCAGACGTTCATCTTGAAAGAGACGGAAGTAGGTAATGATACCGAAGGAACGCACCCAACTTTACAGGAGGGTGTTATGGATATGAATAGTCACACTTTGTTTCTATACTTGAAAGCAATCAAGGAAAAGAAACGCAAGGCTAAGATTCAGCAAGTTTTCAAAAATTTTTACAAATAAACTTGACCGAATACTTTGACTTTTTAATGAGATGCATGTATATTAATTTATATGTGCATCTTTTTCTACATATATAATAGCAAAGAGATAAATAATATTAGCATATTTTAATAGTATGTTAATTAGGCACATTTTAAGGCATAACATTATGGCATATAAGGAGAAACAATATTATGGCATCATTAGCAGAAATAAGAGCAAAGTTACAGGCGGCAGAATCTAACAGCCAAGGTAACTCAAATAGACAAGGCGACAACGCCATTTACGCACATTGGAATATTAAAGAAGGCGAATCAGCCACAGTAAGATTCCTACCAGACGAAGATCCTAACAACACATTCTTTTGGCAAGAAAGAAACATGATTAGATTACCATTCAATGGTATCAAAGGTGAAATGGATTCCAAGAACGTGTTAGTACAAGTTCCTTGTGTTGAAATGTGGGGAGACTCATGTCCAATACTTGCAGAAGTTAGAACATGGTTTAAGGATTCATCTTTAGAAGAAATGGGCAGAAAGTATTGGAAGAAAAGATCATATGTGTTCCAAGGCTTTGTAAGAAACAATCCAATAGAAGATGACACCACACCTGCTAACCCAGTTAGAAGGTTTATCATGTCACCACAGATCTTTACTATCATTAAATCATCATTGATGGATCCAGACATGGAAGAACTGCCAACAGACGCAGTGAGAGGTTTAGACTTTAGAATTACTAAAACTCAAAAAGGCGGATATGCAGACTATACCACATCACAGTGGGCAAGAAAAGAGACAGCATTAACTGAGGCAGAAAATGCGGCCGTTAAAGAACATGGGTTGCATAATCTAGCAGACTTCTTACCAAAGAAGCCTTCAGAGCAAGATCTCAAAGTCATGAAGGAAATGTTTGAAGCATCAGTAGACGGAAGACCATATGATGCAGAACGTTGGTCAGCATATTACAGACCAGCAGGTATGCAGGCACCCAAAGGCGATGCTCCAGCACCTACCACAGTAGCACCAACAACTGCTCCTGTGAGTGCACCAGCACCTGAGGCGGCTCCTGTAGCACCTACTCCAGTTGCAGAAACTACTGCTCCAGCACCAACACCAGCACCGGCTCCTACGCCAACTGCTAGTGCAGATGCTCCTAAGACAGGTTCAAAAGCAGAAGACATTCTTGCAATGATTAGATCAAGACAAACTTCATAAAATATCAGGGGGTCTCAATGGCCCCCATAAATCATATTATATAGGAAAGAAGGATATGGCAAAACCATTTGACGTAAGTAAATTTAGAAAGACCATTACCAAGTCTATTGCTGGATTGAGTATTGGCTTCCATGATCCTACAGATTGGGTCAGCACAGGTAACTATGCACTAAACTATTTAATATCTGGAGACTTCACTAAAGGTGTTCCGTTAGGTAAAGTTACTGTGTTTGCAGGTGAATCAGGAGCAGGTAAATCTTATATCTGTGCAGGTAACATTGTAAAGGCCGCACAAGATCAAGGCATATTTGTAGTGTTAATTGATTCAGAAAACGCATTAGACGAACCTTGGTTAAAAGCATTAGAAGTAGATACTAGTCCAGAGAAACTGTTGAAGTTAAACATGGCCATGATTGATGATGTAGCAAAAACAATCAACGACTTTATGGCAGATTATCGTACAATGGAAGGTGAAGAAAACAAACCCAAAGTGATGTTTGTAATTGATTCATTGGGCATGTTGTTGACGCCAACAGATGTTGCACAGTTTGAAAAAGGTGATTTAAAAGGTGACTTAGGTAGAAAGCCAAAGGCATTGACAGCATTGGTTAGAAACTGCGTGAACATGTTTGGGTCACATAACGTGGGTTTAGTGTGTACTAATCACACTTATGCTTCACAGGATATGTTTGATCCTGATGATAAAATATCAGGCGGACAAGGCTTTATATACGCATCTAGCATAGTGGTTGCAATGAGAAAGTTAAAGTTAAAAGAAGATGAAGCAGGTAACAAAATATCAGAAGTCAAAGGTATTAGAGCGGCTTGTAACATGAAGACCAGATTCAACAAACCATTTGAATCTGTGCAAGTCAAGATACCATATGAAACAGGTATGTCACCTTATTCAGGATTAGTAGACATGGCAGAGAAAGCCAACATACTGGTCAAAGATGGCAACAGATTGAGATTTGGCGAAGGTGCTAATGAAATCAAGCAATTCAGAAAAGCATGGGAACTAAACACAGATGGTTGTTTGGACAAAGTGATGGCCAACATTGCATCAGTTAAAGATGCAATGCCAGAAGAAACTGATGCTGAAATTGATATGGCTGTTGAGGTAGAGGAACCTACAGTAAAGGAGAAGACTACAGTTGGCAAAAAATAAAATTTACGTAGCCGGAGCATCAATCACCAATGGACCATTGTTAGGTTGGGCAGACTTTTTAGAGTTTGAAGCGGTTGACTGTAAATTAATTAATTTAGGTATTAAAGGTCAAGGCAACGAGGCCATAGTAACTAGTATCATTAATCAACAACCTGAATCAGGATCTTTGGTGATATGTATGTTAACCGCAGTAGACAAGTTTGATTGGTATGTGGAAGGCGATAAGTTTCATCAACTGAAAAAAGAAAAACATCCAGCAGTGCCTGTGGGTACTGATTCTGGATTTTGGTCCACTGGCAGTCACTGGCCATTGG